TGAACACATATCATGTTACCCGCACCTGCTGAACCCGAAGAGGCAGCTGTTAATCTTCCTTGTGCATCAACAGTGATTGATGCAAGAGTATAAGATCCTGCGGATACTGTAGTGTCTGCAAGTTGATCAGCTCCAACAGCATCATCAGCTATTTTAGCTTGTGTTACAGCATCATCGTTAATTACTGCAGTTATAACTGCATTATCAGAAATTTGTGCAGCTCTAATAGCATCATCTGCAATTTTAGCATTAGTTACTGCATCATCTGCAATTTGTGCAGTTCCAATAGTACCACCTAAAGTATCCAATGAAACTTCATTTAGATTTGTACCATCTGAATAAGCTGCATAAATTTTTTGTGCGTCTGGAGTAAATCCAGTTCCTGATGCAGTTTTAATTGTAAGATTTGTTGGGTTTGTTACTCCAGTAACATCAAAAATATAAAATTTTTCTATCGAGTCAGGTATTGTACAAACAGTAGAAGCTGCTGCAGTTATAGTAGCAAATTTAATTACTAGATTTCTAGCATTTGATAATGCACCATCGGACATAACAAGAGCTACAGTACCACCCGATGTAAGTGTCACTTGTTCAAAGCCTGCAATTGCTTGTTGTACTAAATTTAAATTTGTATTAGTTTTATCACCCCATGTGCCGGCATTTTCACCAGTAGCCATGAGTTCTAATTTAAGATCGCTTGAAAAAGTAGATGCCATAAAAAATTCTCCTATATAGTTTAGATATTAACAAAATTATGCTGCTCGATCAACCTCTGTCCAAGTATTATTAACGCCAGGATTTATTTCAGCCCATGCAGTAATTATTGGACTATTTACAGAAGCTGTCATCTGTATACCAGTAACATCAATATTTGCTTCACCAGTTACTGTAACAGAACCAATTGATGTAGTAGCTTGTAATCCTCCAACACCAATTATTTGTCCTGGAATTTCTGCATGTTGTCCTAAAGACATGGTTGCTGAAATTCCCGTAACTGGTTCTGTTGTAGTTTGTGTTAAAGTAAATGTTCCAAGACTAAAAGATGCTTGAATACCAGTTACATCTACTGGAGTTTTTAAGCCGGCTACAGTCGTGCCCATAGATCCAGTTAAGGAACCTGCGCTAGTTACTGAAACATTTGCATCAGCATCAAAACTTAAAGAACCAATTGTAAAATCTAATTGATCTTCCGCAGCAAAAACTGTGATGTCTTGATCAATTTGTAATGAAAAACTGCCTTGTGTGAAAGATGCAGAAACACCAGAGACTGCAACTGTAACATCTGCTGAGGCAGTTACCGAACCAATTGATGAAGTTATTGATTGCCCTGTGGCGATGACTGAATAAGCTGCGCCCCAAGCTAAATTACCCCAAGCTCTTCTTCCCCAACCAATACCTGTTAATTCAGATTCATCTATAGTAGTAGTACCAATGCTTGATGTTGCAGCGATACCAGTTACTGGAACACCAATACCAATAGTGGAACTTCCTACACCAATTGACATTGTCACCGGTCCAGGATCTTCTATTAAAACTGAAGTACCACCTACAGTAGTGCCTTGTGAAGATGTAATTTGAATACCAGTGACGCTTACAGAAGCATCAGCTGTGATTGTTACAGAACCTTGCGATGAAGTTAATGAGTTACCAGATCCACCCCAATCATTCGAACTCCAAGTGGATTGGCCCCAATATTCAGAGCCTGGCGACTGAACTAAAACTGTTATATCAGCCACTAGGCTCCTCCTTTAAATTAAGCTAATCTCAATATTGCAGCAGAAGTTGTAAATGCAGGAAACTGAACTGTAAAAGTTCCAGAAGTTGCAGTTTTATCTCCACCAAAATCTAATACAGCAACAGCATCAGTTGTACCTGAACCACCATCTGTTGTTGTATTGTAAATTAATGCACCTCTTGCAGTTAATGTTACACCTACAAAAGATAAATCAGCAAAATCAGTTATTGCTACTGATGATGAGACTTTTACACCTTGATTTACTAATGCCTTACCACCCGCAGTATATCCTGATGGTGATGAAACTTCATTTGTAGTTGCATAATTTGTTGTCGATTTTCCAAGAGTCGCAGAACTTGTGAACATCGCTAATTTATAAGTATCAGATGATGTATCAAAGTCGTGTTTACCTTGTAGTAATTCTTTTTTAAAAGAATCACAAATTGCGTTTGTTGTTATTGCCATTTTATTCTCCTATTTTTATGGACTAGGAGAATCTACTTTTATCCTTGGAACTCCATCGGTGTATTCTCCTCGTCTTCTTCTGCCCATTTGTTGTAGAGCAAAATTCTGTATTTCTTCATTATACTTCGAATTGTATAGATTGTATAGATTATCAGGTCCTTTTAAAAACCTAAATGCCTCTGCTAGGACACCATGCAATAACATGGATTCTTGGTAAGTAGATAAAAATGTATTATTTGTGGACGTAAAGTTAGGTGGATCTTTGATATAATTAATCTGGACTATGTCAGCTGCAGCTGGTGTGGGGGCTACGATAATGTTAAAATCATCGTAATTAGCATAATATTTAGGTGTGCCTTGCGTGCCTGCGCCATTAAATTCAGATATAAAACTTGTATCTCTTTTTTCTAAAAATTCTCTATTACCACTAGAATCAATTCGTTGTACTGATCTTAATATTAAAACATCAGATGGCATGGATACAGCTCTATTACCTGCTGTAAAATTTGAGTTAGCGTATTTTCTTAAATCGTCATAGTCAACTTTACCAGCTACATCTAATTCTACATTTCTAATAAATTCTTGTATGATCGCATCTGTTAAAACATTAGAACTTACTTCTGTATAATTTCTTACTTGAGTTAAAAAACTTGAGTGTGTAATAGCCATTATGAAATACTCACCTCCACTGATCCAACTAGAGAAATAAGTTCTCTTCTTCTATTTTGTAAAGAAGGGTCTTCTGGAACCATTGTATGTTGAGTGGTTGTCAAACCATTAGTTGTAACTTTTATTTCTTGTGTTTTAAAAGCAAAGTCACCTGGTAAAGATAAATTAGCAACACCCACATGAATACCCCCAGAATCTGAAATAGTAACATCGTTAGCAAATTCTGTATTAGGTTGTTGAAATTTCATTCCTCTTGGATTTTTTAAGGCTATAGCATCTGCCTTGTGATAAGGGGGATCTAGTTGTGGATGTTTTGGTTCAAACTCAGAAATATGAACTAATGAACCATTCCACTCTTTTACCATTTCTCTATAAGGATATTCCATACCTGATCTATCAGAAATTGCTTTTGATTTTTTACCAGTTGCGTAAGACATTATACTCCATCTCCAAAATAAGTTTGTGGTGAAATATATACAGAAGTTCTTTGTCCATCTTCATTTAAAGCTCTTAATAATTCATCTTCATATAATTGTTTTAATACTTGTATTCTTTCTGGTGATCTTTTAACTGAAAGATAGTACGCTAGTCCAGAACACATGCATGGTAAAAATCTATAAACTACATCAGCTTGATTGGTGTATATACCCGCATCTTGAATTCTATCAATTGAATAAAATTTTAAAGTCGTGAAAGTGTTAGCATCAGGGGCTAAATATAAAAAAATTTGAGGTGTTGTTTGTCTATCGACAAAATATTGTGAAGGCTGTCCGGTTTGTAATTTGTTTGGCAAAGCAGCATATGCTGATCTATCAATTTTTGTTAATGAAATATCGTTGGTGGATGCAGTGTTACTAGCTGCTGCTGTTGTTGAAATGTATGCTTCTAAAACATCATTTACACTTGAATTTACCGCATATTGTGCAGTTCCCGCAACTAATGACACTTCATTTAAAGATACTTTCCAAAGATGAATTCCTCTATTGCCCCACTCTGAAAATAAAAGATTTAAACTTCTTCTTGCGCTACGTAAGTCATGACCACTATTTGTTCGCATACCAATTCTTTCGTATGCTTCTTCAATTATATCATCGATATTTAAATCGAAAGCTGTAGTTCCTGACGTAGCCATAATTCATTACATTAAATCTTTGTAATAATCTAAAGATTTACCTGGTGGTAATTGCTCATCTTGTAAACCCATTCCAGAAGTTCTTGCTGCGCCATAACCTCTAACGGATTTACCCATAGACGCTTTCATCATTTGATTTTCTCTAACTTTTTTAGCAGCCATACCGACATTAGCTTTTAACATTTTACCTTTTTTAGCAAATCCCATTTTTCTAGTTACATCTGGTCTTTTTGCTTTTAATTTTCTTAGGCCTTCACCTTTAGGTCCCTCTGGAATTTTTTTTAACATAGTATCTCCTCCAACACTCATTTTTAAAAGATCGCTGTGATAATCTTTTGTTTTAGTTTTACTTAATTTTGTTTTGAGAGCTTTTGATCTAGCTTTCATTTCAGGTGTTCTTGTAGCAACTTTATATGCAATGTTAGCAGCTTCAAGACCCAATCCTATTGGTGTTGCTGCTCTAGCAATTCTTCCAATTTTACTGACTTTTTTTGCAGTCTTAGCAGCACCTTTTATTGAAGGTAACGCTTTTTTAGGATCAAAAATTGCTAATGCTTTTCCAGTAATTTTTGCAGGGGGTGCTGAAACTATTTTTCCAGGTCTATTAATTTTTGGCGTTGCAGTAGTAGGTCTATTTTTAAATTTATCTTTAATTGTAGTTATAAGACCTTTTTGTGCAAAGTCATCAAATTTTTTATAGGCTCTAGTTAATGCCTGTCCTGCTTTAAACATTGTTTCACTCATACTTCTATCATACCACCATAATACTTCTTGGTAAAGGTGCTCACATTTGTTGGCTTACCTCCAACCCCTTGAGGTTTAGCTCTTTTCCTTGCAACGGCACTCCTCCTTTGGGATTCTGTCATCCTTGCTGCTTTTGCAGCAGGAACGCATTTTGGATACTTTCTTTTTCGATCGGCTGCTAATTTTGATCGACCACATGGTGCGTAAGAACCATCTTTTCGCTTGCTCCCAATATCCACCCATTTTTGTGAAAACCATTTTTTAAGACTCATTAGAATACGCCTTTAAAATCTGCACCTTTTATGGCTGCACCTGCTCCTCGACACATACCGCCTTTTGTATATTTCCTTAAATTTGTATTCATTAATTTAATTTTGACTTTATCACCGCCAGACATAATTCTATCTTTTTTCTTATAATTTTTTTTCTCTTTAGCTTCATCTAAAGCTCTTACTTCTGCTGCACTTATAGTTCTAGATTTTTTAGTCATTAATCATACCTTTGTAATAACTACTTAAACTTTCATTCGATACTTCCATTCCTCCAAGATCTCCTTTTATGTAACTACCATTGTAAGGTTGATTTATTAATTTTCCGCTTTTTGCTTTTGTAATTGAGTCTAAAGATTTAGCTTGTGCTTTATGTAAGCTTGATGCCTTGTGTAAAGCCTTTGCAACTTTTTTAATTTTCATTTCTCCACCAGCAACTTTACCAGCAGGTTTAGGTCCTCTAAAATCTTTTCTTTTTACACCAGATGGATCTTTGATTTTACCCGCACAGATTTTGCTAGCGTAGGCATTAGCATATGCGCTAGGGTACACTCGAAATTTTCTTTTAGCTGCGGCTTTACCTCTTGGGCATAATTTAGTCATGCCAGATTATACCATTTTTAAAGTTCTGAGTAAATGTCCTAGCTTCTCTTTTTCTTTCTTTTTATAGCTATTTCTACTCTTCTCTTCTTTTTTTTCTCATCTCTTGCACCACGTAGTTTTCCCTCTACTTGCTTAGAGATTTGAGCTCTACCTATAGTCATAATTTATCCTCATAAATTTATCTTTAAATAATTATCATTTACACCAAATACACCTTTTACAAAAAAATTTAAAGCTAAAACTATTCTATCATCTTTTCCTTCATTTGGAGAAGTACCATGTATCATATCACCTGGAAATATTATTATATCATCTGTTCGTGTTCTGACAGTGCAAGTAGGTGAGTTAAATAAGTTATATTTTTTTATTTGAAAATCAAAGTTAAAAGCTTGTTGTATAGCACTTTTTTGATTATAAAAAATTAGATCTCCACTTTTGCAATCTAAGTAATAAATTAAGCTAAAAAAAACATTAGGATGGGTGTGTTTATCATGAAAATTATTAGTGCTATTTTTAGTCATCCAACTATGAGTTAATAAAATTTCTTGATTGATGCTTAAAACATCAGACACATAGTCATTAGCTATTTTTAAAAGATAATTTTTTAAATTATATAAATTTGGGTTTTCTAATATATCAACACTTTTAGTCAGCTTTGTTCCATTATTATTATTTTTATACTCTTGACTTGAAAGAAATTTTTTTTCAGTATCTGAGAAATTATAATCGCTTTTTAATTTTACAATTGGTCTTCCTCCAAAAGGTGTGATTTCAAACATAATTATTTTTTCATTAAATCAAATCTTTTGCAGAACCTAATATTGGTTTATATTTTGTTTTACCTTCTGATTTGTAAGCATGTAAAAACGATGCACGTCTACCTTCAGGAATCCAGCTACAATGTATCCATCCAGAGTTAGGTTCACCTGGAGTGTAGAACTCAAGTATCATTTGATCTGGTTCAAGATTATTTTTAATCCAGTCAAATAATTCAGCATTGTCTGTGCCAACCACTTCAAAATCTGCAGCTTCTGCACGTGCATGCTGTGATCTGGCAGAACTACCGATTGCTTCGCATAATTCTATGCTACGAAAACCGCTAGTGATCTTTACCCTGCCAAAATGGTCACGCACCGGTTGAAGAATATTTTCACATAACGCTTTTAATTTTTCTATTTGCTCTGCGTTAGGATTATTGTTGATACCTTTACGTATTGCGGTGTCCGATTTTATTAACTCTGAGAGAGTGAAGTTCCGTGTAAGATTCATTTAAAAAAATTTATGTTAATATTAAATCTACAATTTTTATCTGTGCAATTTGTGCTACTATGTTGTTGTGACGAATCAAATAAAAGAACTCTGTTTTCTTTTGATTGTATAAACCTATCTTTAACATATGTTCCTCCATCACAATTATTTAAATATAGTATAGCACCATCGTGTTTAAAGTTATAGTCTCGATGTGGTTTATAAATTATTAATTTTTCAGTTCTTGGAAAACAATTAACCTTAGCTCTAAGTAATGCCTTAGCCTCTAATTTTTTAATAATTGGGCTTAGTAGATCCATATATGAACTCATAGGAACAAAACCATCATAAAAGGTGTGTAGAAAATAATAATTTAATTTATCATTATCATTTACATATTCAGAATAATACAATGGAAATGAACTATGTATTATGGTTTTTTTAATTTTAAGAAAATCATTTTCTGATAAAAAATTATCTATTACTTGCATTATTTAAGTATAAGCTTTTTTATACTTTTTTCACCTAAATAAATTTCTGTCTCTGCCTCGCTACGTATACACTTATAAGATACGTTAGGATTATATTCTCTTTCAGCTACTCTGCGAGCCCGAAGACACGCAGCCATACTTTCTTGAATACGATGCTCTTTTATTTCTCCATCCCAGAACATAAGTAAGGCTACAACAACTTCTATCATTTATTAGCCCCATTTGTATATCCAAGATCTCTGTTAGCATCTTTTAATTTTTCGATATCAATTAAAACTTTGTCCATTTGTTTTGTTAAAAATTCTATATTAACTTTGTTTAATGCCATTGACTCAATGTGTTTATTTAAACGATCGGTGGTTTTATACAAATCCTCCAACATCATGTATTGCTCGCTATCTGCGGGCAGTGATCCCATTTGTCCACGTGGCCATTTAATTCTAAATTCTGTATTCTGTTCTACATCTTGCTCCATTATTTTTATTTTAGTGTCTGCGATATTTATACGTTCTACAATTTGAAAATAACCCATGGTGCCGAGTGCTACGATAACTATCAAACTAGCAACTGTTTTCATAGGCATCTGCACGGCAGCCGATTCAGATATGCTTAAAGGTTTATTACTCATTCGTAAGTTTTATCCTCCTCTCGTTCTTTTTCCTCCATATTATAAAACATTTTATCACTATCCTCTGTTACCATGTTATTATCCTCTGCATCCCAGTAAGTAGTTTG